ATCAGATTAACAACAATAAACCATTTGTTCATTAGAATCATCTAAGGGTATCTTTTCATAGCATGGATTAATTATCATCTCCTATAATGAAAGATTTTATGAACCAACATATTTTTGTTTACATTTTTTGCACATTGGGACCCATAATTTTTAACCTTTTTATTTTCTTAAATCTAAAGCAACTTATAGTGATTTACGACTAGTTTAGCTACTTAATTTTTCACACAAGAATGTATATTACACATTACCGTGAGGTAACCATTCATCACACCATCTAAATGTGTTCATATTATTACCTTTTTAGAGATGTTTTAGGGACATAACTGAATAGAAAATAGTCATATTACAAAGAGTCATTTAACCACCTTCATACGTAGTGTCCCTTTAGAATAAATAGTTATTATGATGATATCTTTTCACCATATCTCCCGGCGTGTGCATTTTAACAGTATTCGATTGTATAGTAAATTCTACACCTCCTAATCCTTAATAGTGACCTGGTATTAACGGAAATTCTGTTCCAACCACATACATTTCCATTCTAGGATACTAATAAAATTTCCTATTGTCAGAATTATTTATCAAATCTTCACAATAATAATGTGTATCTATCAAATAAAATTTGAAAGATTAACATTGAATAATTTGAGCTAAATGGATTAAGTATTTTTACTGTGATAGGAGTCCGTTAAAACACATAGGTAAATATTCTCCTCTACACATTCTAGTAAGGTCAGAATCTAATTATAAATCACTATCGATGATTAACATTTCAGATGATCCTGGTACCCATGCTTCTGCTTTGGTTCGTATATTATTCTTGTTTGCAATATAGTCATCCAATTTTTGTCTTCTCTTTTCATTTCTAGCATCATGCATTTTAGGTATATGTTTATCATGGACATCTCCAACACTTACAATGTGCGTGTTAGTAGGATTAGAAACATAATTTAATATCATCCTTATGTTACATTCAAATTAAGTAAAAATTTAGTCTACATAGTCTGATTGAACTTTAAGTTTTTAAAATTTGACTTTCTTCTCATCATCACTTTTATGAATTTGTACATGTGAGCGACAAAATTCTTCTTTCTTGATAGCAATTTAGTAAAAATAAGTTTTATATTTATCAAAATAATTCTAAGCTGCATTTTACTCATTGCTGTTAAAATCAGGCATGTTATCCAATCCATTCAGAATGTTATTAGTCTAAGTTAGATATATATCATTATGGACATCAAATGCTCCATATGCTAAACCCACAAGAGATCGAAATTATACATCATATAGTAAATATGTATAAAAATGTCTATTCATAGTTTTCATTGTCAAATTACTTTTAGC